CTGATAGCACAGATTATATTTCATTTACAAACAATACTAGAGCGGACATATATATTAATAACTCCAATGAATTTAGATTTGAATCTGACGGAGACTTTCATGCAGATGGAGATGTTATAGCATCATCGACCACTATATCTGATTCTAGATTAAAAGATAATATAATAACAATTGGCGGAGCGTTAGACACAATAAAATCATTAAGAGGAGTTTCATATACATGGAATGCCGGCAAGAAAAAGGGTGAACAAGATATAGGTTTAATAGCACAAGAAGTAGAAGAAATAATACCAGAAATAGTTAAAGATAAAAAAATGCCATTAATGGATGGGATAGATCCAAATGAAACATATAAAACTATTGATTATGAAAAAATTATTGCAGTTCTTGTAGAAGCAGTTAAAGATCAACAAACACAAATTGATGAATTAAAAAGAAAAATTAAATAGAAAAAAATAATTATGGCAATTACAAAAACAACAAGTATTAGTAATATAGTAGTAGTTCCTAAAGATGCATCAGCAGCTTCCTCGACAAACGCAGGAAATCCTATGATTACAGTTTGGTTAATAATAGAAGTTGATGATGATTCTGATAATGAATTACCAATGTCAAGAAAAACAGCAAAATACATTTATAGATATGTAGAAGATGGAGGTTCAGCAACAGATGTATCTTCAGAAGATGCATTAGTACAATCTATTGCAGCTGCAATTTGGAGTTAATAAATAATGCCAGTAGGTAGTGATAATATATCAATGCAAGGAATTGCAACTTCCGGAAGTTATGAAACTATAACCAATATAAGTTTATTTACTATGATTGACACCTATGCAATAGGAAATCCATCAGGTGGAAATTTAAACTTAAATTCCATGGCAAACAAAGACTATCCGTCAATAACAACATCCGCAGCATCTTCAGTAACTGGTACTAGTATGACGTGTAATGGTAATGTTACTGCTGACGGCGGCATAATTGGAGGAATAACACAACGAGGATTTTATTTTGGAACAAATTCAAATTATGCATCAAACACAAAAACTTCAGTAGCAGGAACTACCGGAGCATATACATTAGCAAAAACCAGTTTAAGTGGCGGCACAACATATTATATAACAGCGTATGCTATAAATGCATTAGGTGAAAGACAAGGCTCAACGGTATCTCAAGCAACGTCTGTATCATTAACATCATATACAGCTCTATTAAACGCAGAAGGTGGAACTTTTGAGGACAATGAATCTGCATGTAATGCTGAAGAAGTAACACAACACACATATTATCATGACGGATCATATACACTTCCAGTAGCTGGCGACAATGTATATACAAATAGTGGGGGTACAAACAATGCACCAGACGGATTCCATAGAGTTAATGCTGGTAAAGCAAACAAATATATAGCAATAGAAGGTGGAACTGTTAATACTACAGCAACATGTTAATGAATAACTTAAATAAACATACAGAATATTTAAATAGCAAAGATAAGCATATAGAATATTTAACTACAAACTAATAACCAAAAGTTATAATTAACCATTAATTATTTTAAAGGAATATTTATATAAAATGAAGAACGTAACAGTATTATTTCCAGGAGGCTTTAAGCCAATTACAGGAGCGCATATGGCTCTTGCACAACGATATGCTCAAAACCCTACCGTTAACAAAGTTATCATGTTAATAGGCCCTAAAGAAAGAGATGGCATAACTAGAGATACAAGTATTAAAATGTTTAATTTATTAAATAAAAATACAAACATTGAAATACAACCTACCAATTTTAATTCTCCTATAATGGCTGCATATGAATATCTATTTGAATTGCCGGAAGATACCCAAGGTCAATTTGCATTAGCTGCATCTGAAAAAGATGATGATTATGTTCGTGTTAAATCATTTTTACCAAATATAGACAAATATAAAACAATTGGCGATAGATCAGGAAGAAAAATTCCAATTGGTGTAGATGCTATAGAATTAACAGTTTCTGTTGATCCATTAAAATATAAAGACGGCAATGCAATTTCTGCATCTGCAGTAAGAGCAGCATTAAATGCAGACGCATATAGTAAATTTAAAGCAAGTTATCCAAATTATGATGAATCCATAATAAAAAATCTTTGGCAAATGCTTGGAGGAGCTCCAACATATGGTGACGTAATGGGCGTAAAAGAATGGTTTTTGCAAGAATTAGAATCAGATGCTAATGAGTTATTTGAAGATGGCGGATATATGACACCAAAAGGTTCTAAAGCACATTCTAAAAAAATTAAAAAATTAAGAAAAGCATTAGACAAACAAGATACCGAAGATGGATTTGTTTATAACTTTGATAAATATCCAAAGACAATATTTGGAGCTAAATACTTGAATGAAGGCGGATTGGCTGGTCATATGTCACATCCATTTGATATGAATAGATCACAATCATTAACATTTGCTGATTTCAAAGAAATGATTCAGCGTGGATTACAAGGAAGATTAGATATTGAAAACACCGTTACTGAAAAAACAGACGGACAAAATATTTTTATGACTTTTAAAGACGGAGCAGTTAAATTTGCTAGAAATGGCGGAGAACGTGTAAATCCATTAACTGTTAAAGAATTACAAGCAAAGTTTGCAGGAAGAGGTAACATATCAGACGCATTTGGCGAAGCTGGAACAGATTTAGCAGCTGCTTTTGCAAAAGTAGGATTAGAAAAATTACAAAGTATTTTTCAAAATGGCAAGGTATTTGCTAACATGGAAATTATATATCCGCCAACAAAAAATGTTATATCATATGAAGCAGCATATTTGCAATTTCATAATCTTGTAGAATTTGATGAAAAAGGAAAAATTGTACAAACTGATTTAACTGGCGGTGCTGTTGTACAAAAAGCTGTAACAGACGCAAACTCAGATTTACAAAATACATTTAATTTAATTCCACCTCAAAAAATTAAATTAGGTCAAATTGAAAATTTTCAAGACTATCAAGATGCATTATTCAATGAATTAGATCAACTACGTGACAAATATAATTTAAAAGATACAGATACAGTTTCAGAGTATCACAAATCATGGTGGAGGGATGTTATACGAGCTAAAGCAAATGAGTTTAATTATAATATACCTGACGAAGTAACAGATATATTAATGAATAGATGGGCATATAATATTAAATCACCTAACGTCTCTGCAGTAGCTAAAATGATAGATAACGAAGAGTTTATAGAATGGATGCGACCATTTGATAAAAAAGACTTTAAAAAATATATAAAAGACAATATACAACCATTTGAATCTATATTTTTAAAACTAGGCGCAGAAATAATGAAAAATGTATCTAATTTTTTAGCACCTAATCCTACAGAAGCTGTACAAGATATTAGAAAAGAAATTGCACAAATAATTCGTACATTGAGATCTACTAATGATATATCAAACATGGAATTATTAAAAACCCAATTAGACAAAATTAAAAGACTGGGCGGATTTGAAAAAATAGTTCCAATAGAAGGAATTGTATTTGTATATGGTGGTAATACATATAAACTAACTGGAGCGTTTGCTCCGCTAAATCAAATATTAGGAACGTTAAAGTATTCTAGATGATATTTATTATTAAATAATAGGACATATAAAAATGGCTAAACATAAACAACCAAAAAATGAAAAACACAAATCTAGAAAAGATTTAAAAGATTATACTAATGACAAAGAAGTTCAAGGTATGGTGCCTAATGCATCAGGCGAGCCTATGCCAAATGTAGATAGAAAAGTAGAGTATGATGACATACTTGATAATGAAACAATGGTACCAGATGTAAAAGACGCTAATAGAATATATGTTACAAAACAAATGGAAGATGGAGATGATAAGCGTCCTGCTAACACATTAAAAGTATTTGTAAAAAATCAAGAAGAAGATGCAGAAGAATTAATCCATACATTATCTAAAAAAGATGGCGGCTATATGTCACAAATAAAGAAACTAACAAAAGAACAAAAAGAAAAATTAGTTCGTGAAATTGTTAAAAGAAAAGTTACTAAATTTTTATCTGAACAAGCGTTAAATACAATTACTAACGAACAAGAAGATGAAGAGCCAGTAGCTGATACACCAGAACCAACTCCAGCACCAGATGCACCAGTTGTTCCTGCAGATGCACCAGTAGAAGAACCACCAGTAGAAGAACCAGCAGTAGAAGAACCAGAAGCTCCAGTAGAAGAACCAGAAGCTCCAGTAGAAGAACCTGTTGCAACTGATGATACTCCTACGGGGGATGATCGAATTGCAAAATTTATACAAGCTCTAGAACAAAAACCAAATATTGTACAACAAATGAAAACCATTATGTCAGTTATTAATAAAATAACAGCAGATGATGATAGAAAAAGACAAATTGGTAAACTAATGTTATTAAAACGAGCAATTGATAGATCGGTTGCCAAAATAAATTAATTAAATTATGTCAAATAAGTTACAGAATATAAAAGCAGTCAAAGAAATGATTGCCGGAACTCATAAGTTCCAAACTAAAAAAACACACGGATTTTCAGATGCTAAACAAAAAGCTGAAAAAAATAAAAAACGTGAAATTGGAGATGTTTGGGAAGAAAAAATTGGAAATACTCTTTACCGTATAGAACAACAAAATGGTTTTCGAATAAAAAAACCAGCTAATTCAGTAGCAGCTGAAATTAGAGAACATCTTAATTCATATCCTAATTGTAGAAAAGATTGTAGTACAACTACACATAATCATTTAGATAAAAAAATGCAAATCATTCACGGAATGTGTTATGATTGTGTAATAGAAATGGAACACAAACTTCGTGTTACTGGTAAATATGAAGAATATGAACAAAAAAAGATTCTAGAAAATAAGAAAGCTTGGTTGAAACGAGCAGAAGAAGATGTTAAAGCTTTAAAACAAGCATATACAGAATCACAACAATATGTAACTAATGCAGATGGATTATTAGAAACTTGGAACGCACAAATGACTCCTGCAGAATTTGAAGAAAAAGTAGAAAAACAATTTACAAAATTTAAAAAAGATTTTTTAAAAAATATAAATAAAGAAAAGGCAAGTAATGATTAAAAAATATTGGAAAATTATATTAGGTATTTTAACTGGAATATTTGGAATACTTTTTATTTTATCAAAAAGTAATTCTAAAAAAGCTAACAAAGCAAAAAAGAAAATTAATGATAATAATACAACAATCAATAAATTAGATGGCAAAATTGAAGAAGTAAAAAAACAAAAAGTTGTTGCTAAGAAGAATGCCGAAACTACAAAAAATAAAATTAACAAAACAAAAGATTTAAAAAAGCAACCAATACCAAAAAAATCAAAAGAAGTAAAAACAAAAAAAGAAGCAGTTAAATCTGCAGCTGCAAATATTAGAAAAAGAATTAGGAAATGAAAAAATTTTTTATTATAATAATTATATGTCCATTAATAAGTTTTGGACAATTAGCAGATACTTGTTTTACAAGTGATGAAATAATAGATATATCAGAAACATTAGATTCTTTATATTATATGGATTCACTCAATAATAAAATTATTACAGAACAAGACAATTTAATATCTGATTTAGAAACTATTATAAGATTAGATTCTATTGAATTAATATATACGAATATAAAATTGAAATTATTAAACGAAAATATAGATTTGTATATTGAAAGAGAAAAACATTTAAGGCCAAAATGGTATGATCATAAAGCAATATGGTTTAGCACTGGTATATTAACTACTCTATTCACAGGAAAAATGATCGTTAAAGTTATCAATTGAGTAATACAAACGATATAAAAAAGATAATACAAGAACAATATTTAAAATGTGCAGAAGATCCTGTTTATTTTATGCGACAATATTGTTATATCCAACATCCAACAAAAGGAAAAATTAAATTTAATTTATTTCCATTTCAAGAAGAGTCATTAACAACGTTACAAGAAAATCGTTATAATGTAATTCTTAAATCTAGACAGTTAGGAATATCAACTCTATCAGCAGGTTATGCATTATGGTCAATGCTATTTAATGAAGATTTCAATGTTTTAGTTATAGCTACAACTCAAGACGTAGCAAAAAACTTAGTAAGCAAAGTTCAGATAATGAATGAAAATTTGCCAAGTTGGTTAAAAACTAATATTGTTACAAATAATAAATTATCATTAAAATTTGCAAATGGCTCTCAAATAAAAGCAATTTCAAGTTCATCAACAGGCGCACGGTCAGAAGCATTATCATTATTAATAGTTGACGAAGCTGCATTTATTAGAAATATTGAAGAAATATGGGTAGCATCTCAAGCAACATTATCAACTGGTGGTGGAGCTATTGTATTATCTACTCCAAATGGTATTGGTAATTGGTTTCATCAGACATGGGCAGATGCTGAAAACGGAATCAATGGATTTGAAACAATAAAGCTAGATTGGAAATTACATCCAGAACGTGATCAATTATGGCGAAATGATCAAACTAAATTATTAGGAGAAAGAGGAGCAGCTCAAGAATGCGATTGTGATTTTATATCATCTGGACATACAGTTGTTGATGGATCAATATTACAAGAGTTTGAATTGAAATGTGAAGAACCAGTAGAAAAAAGAGGTTTTGATAACGGATATTGGATATGGGAATATCCAGACTATACTAGAAATTATATAATAGTAGCAGATGTAGCACGTGGAGATGGTGCTGACTGGTCAACATTTCATGTTATTGATGTAGAAACAATACGACAAGTAGCAGAGTATAAAGGTAAGCTTCCACCTAAAGATTTTGGTAATATGCTAGTAACAGTTGCAACCGAATGGAATAATGCATTATTAGCAATAGAAAATGCCAATATTGGTTGGGCAGCAGTTCAGCCTGCTCTCGATAGAGGATATGAAAACTTATTTTACACCTATAAAGATGATGGATATGTAGACTTAGAAGTCCAACTATTAAAAGGATATGATATAAAAGATAAAACAAAAATGGTGCCTGGCGTGTCTACTACGTCCAGAACAAGACCATTAATGATTTCAGCATTAGAAATGTATATGCGTGAAGGAACACCTGTTATTAAATCAAAAAGATTAATACAAGAATTATTTGTATTTGTTTGGTTAAATGGGAAAGCTCAAGCACAAGTAGGTTATAATGATGATTTGGTAATGGCGTATGCCATTGGGTTATGGCTACGAGATACTAGTTTAAAATTAAGACAACATGGAATTGACTTAAATAAACGAGCATTAGAACAAGTACAAAAAACAGATACTACAATTTACACCGGGAATACTACAAATTCAGATGACACTTGGAAATGGAATAATGGTGAAAATGATGAAAATTTAACATGGCTTCTGTAGTAAGTTATATTTATATATAAATAAAAAAGAAACAATATGGCGTCTTTAAGAAAACGTTTACAAAATTTATTCTCTACTAATGTAGTAGTACGTAAATTTGGAAAAGATCGACTTAAAATAGTTGATACAAATAGATTACAATCTACTGGAAATTTATCTCAAACTAGATTAGCAGATCGATATAGTAGATTACACGGATCTAGAAAACATGCCGGCGGCTCATATGGAGGATATGATTCAAATCATTATGCTCAACAAAATCGTATGCAGTTATATACTGATTATGAAATGATGGATAAAGATCCTATAATATCATCTGCATTAGACATATATTCAGACGAATCATCATTAGCAGATCAATTTGGAGAAATATTAACAATTAAAACAAATAAAACTCCAATTCAAAAAATATTACATAATTTATATTATGACATATTAAACATTGACTTTAATATGTGGCCATGGATTCGAAATCTATGTAAATATGGTGATTTTTATTTAAAATTAGATATTGCAGACGGACTTGGAATAATGAGTGCCAGACCGTTTTCTGCTTATGAAATAGAAAGATTAGAAGAATTTGATGAAGAAACTGGAGAGTACAAGATTAAGTTTAGACATCAATATACCGAAATGAGTGAATATGAAGTTTTTGAAATTGCTCATTTTAGAATGATTTCAGATTCTAATTTTTTGCCATATGGTAGATCAATGTTAGAAGGAGCTAGACAAGAATTCCAAAAATTAATGATGCTTGAAGATGCAATGTTAATTCATAGAATAATGAGAGCACCTGAAAAACGTATTTTTAAAATAGATATTGGTAATATTCCACCAAATGAAGTAGACTCATTTATGGAAACAATTATTAATAAAATGAAAAAAATTCCATATGTAGATAAAAATACAGGAAATTATAATTTAAAGTTTAATTTAAATAACATGTTAGAAGATTATTACTTACCTGTTAGAGGTGGGAATAGTCAAACACAAATTGATACATTACCAGGAATGACTTTTACCGGAATTGAAGATATTGAATATGTAAAAAATAAAATGATGGCTGCTTTAAAAATACCTAAACCATTTTTAGGATTTGATGAAGGAGTTGAAGGAAAAACTACATTAGCATCAATGGATATTAGATTTGCTAGAACAATTGAACGAATACAAAAAATTGTTGTTTCTGAATTAGTAAAAATAGGAATTATACATTTATACTCACAAGGGTATGAAGGAGAAGACTTAGTAGGATTTGAGTTAGAATTAACTGCACCATCTATTATTTATGATCAACAAAAAGTTGCATTAATGAATGAAAAAATTCAATTAGCAACATCAATGAAAGATTCAAAACTCGTTTCAGATAAATATATTTATGAATATATATTTAATATGTCCGAAGATCAGTGGTTAGAAGAACGTAATAACGTCGTAGAAGATCTTAAATTAAGATTCCGTCAAAATCAAATTGAACAAGAAGGAAATGATCCAACATTAACAGGAGTATCTTATGGCACTCCTCATGATATGGCTTCATTACATATGAGTTCAGATGATCCAGAAAATAAAGATAAAGGTGGTCGCCCACCAGAAGGAATTAAATATGGACAACATGCTAATGAATTTGGATGGGATCCAACCGGTGCTAAAACAATAAAACAGGGTACCGATCCTAAAAACTTTGATACTACATTTAAACCAGACACTAGAATGAGGGGTAAAGTAACTAAAGCAACTGCTATGGAACATGCTAGTATACTTAAAAATTTAAACTCACAAAAATCAAAAGTATTAAACGAAACAGATAAAAATTCAAATAATTCTTCTTCTTTATTAGATGAAGATAATATTTTATAATTAAACCATATTTATATGAAAAGGACTATGTATTAACCTGATGAAAAATTTAAAACATTCTAAGTATAAAAATACAGCTATACTTTTTGAAATATTAGTAAGAAAATTAACATCTGAGTCATTGACTACGGATAAATCTTTAACAATTAATATTATCAAAAAATATTTTGGAAAAAACACTGAACTATCAAAAGAATTGCAGTTATATAATTCTTTAATTAAAGAACAATTAACATCAGAAGCACAAGCATTAGACTTTATTCGTACATGTACATCTGCTCATGGCCAATTAAATAACACTCTTTTAAAGAGACAGCGATACAATTTAGTTAAAGAAATTTCAGAAAATTTTAATTTTACAAAAATATCAAAAATTAGAATTAATAATTATAAAACATTAGCTTCTGTATATAAAATATTTGAATATAATGAAGTTGATAATCCTAAACAATTATTAGAGTGTAAAACCGAAATTGTAGGACATATATTAATACACGAAGAGAAAAAACCACAACTTGACACTATAATTGAAGCATATAAATCACAAAGTACCGATACAAGATTATTGTCATATAAATTATTAATAGATAAATTTAACGAAAAATATTCAGGATTGAATGAAAGTCAAAAAAATCTTCTTAATCAATATATTACACACGTTAACGACACTGAACAATTAAAACAATATTTTAGTAAAGTTATACCGTCAATTAAAAAAGAATTAAAAGAGCAAGTGTCATTAGTAACAGATAAAGCAACAAAAATTAAAATTAATGGATTATCTAAAATGTTATGTAATGTTGAAACCATAAAAGTTGTTAAAGAATCGCATGTTTTATCATTATTAAGATATTATGATTTAATAACTGAATTAAAGAAAGTAAATAAATGAAATCTTTTTTACAAGAAATAGAATCAAAGTTTAAAGAAATAAACGAAAAAGATTGGGACGGCGACGGCGAACAAGAATCTGCAAAAGATGAATATATGGGGGTCAAAGATAAAGCTATTAAAAAAGCCTTAAAAAAAGAAGATGCTAAGCCTGACTTCTTAGATTTAGATGGTGACGGAGATACTGAAGAAGATATGAAAAAAGCTGCCAACGAAACTATAAAAACATCAGATCCAAAAGTAGCAATGGACTTACAAAAGAAAGATCCAGATGCTGATATTGAATTAACAGAAGATGAGTTAGCAGAAATGAGTACAACTGGTGGAGTAGCAGGTTACCAGACACCATATGCATTTTCAAAGCCAGGATCTAAAAAGAAAAAATATAAATGGTCATCTGTTTCAGAAGCAATGGATTTAAAATATGAAAAATTAATTGAATCATATTCAAAGTTTTCAACCGGTAATCCAAAATCAACTCCTGCACAAACAGTTAATGGTACTATAAAAGAAGTAGCAAAAAAATTACAAGAAATAGAACAATTAGTTAAATATACTTCAAGATTAAAAACTGAATCAGGAATAGCCGGCTCAGCATATAATAAATCTACTCATAATGCATTAAATAAAATTTCAGAAAGATTATTAAAAATTTCTGAAAGAGTAAGAAGTTTGGGAGAATAATATGAGTAAATCATTATTAGTTGAATATATGCCATTTAAACCAATTGGCACAGTTAATGAAGACATTGGCGCAAAATTTGGTGTACCAGGCGGATTAGTTGTACAAGGAGTATTACAACGAGCAGGAGCAAAAAATCAAAACGGTCGTGTATATCCAAAAAATATATTACATCGTGAAGCAGATAAATATCAAAAAGAATATATTGAACAAAATAGAGCACTTGGAGAATTAGATCATCCCGAGTCTTCAGTTGTTAATTTAAACAATGTATCTCATAATATTTTAAAAATGTGGTGGGATGGTGATGATTTAAAAGGAGCAGTACAGATATTAGAAACCCCTAGCGGTCAAATATTAAAAGCTTTATTTGATGCCGGCATTACACTAGGTATATCAAGTAGAGGATTGGGATCAGTAAAAGAATTATACAAAGAATCTGCCGTAGAAGTTCAAGAAGATTTTGAATTAATATGTTTTGACTTTGTATCTAACCCATCGACTCATGGAGCATTTTTAAGACCAATGACTGAGTCGGTTAATAAAAATTTAAGAACTAATTATTTAAAAGTAAATGAAATTATTACATCAATCTTATGTGATGATGGAAAATGTAGGATTTAATCATGAGAATAAAAGAAATATTAGAAGCATTAGAAAACGAACCAATACAAATATCAAAAGAAAAAAAGCGTGAATTTGTTGAATCTGTAAAAGAATATTCACAATTAGGTGACGCTGTATATGGTAAAGGTAATCTTCAAGAATTGTGTGAACGTATTAAGACTATGGTTGAAATGGCTCAACAAGTAACATTAGCAGAAGGCGATTGGTTTGATGGCATTACTGTTAATCGACACATGAAAGGTTTAAATGAATCATATAAAGTGTTTGAAAAAACAGCTAAAGAAATTTCTCAACTACAAGAAAGAATGTCTGCAGCATATGAAGATATAGGACAAGGTT